TTCTTGGGAATGTATCCCCAATCATAATACCATTTAGAGAAAATGATAGAAACCATCTGACAGGTCTCCAGAGGCATTTTCACAATATGCTTGTCTGGAAGTACCGCAGCAGAAAGCACAGGACATTTATCAGTCACAAAAATGTTCAAGGTTAGTTCCTCAAAGTTTTCTAATAATTAAAAAGTTGTTCTAACTATTCAAATATATTATCTCTTTTAGAAAGTTTGCTCTTCTAGAAACAATACTTTTGAATTACATACTTAACTTGTTCTGGTTTATCTTCCATCCAATAGGCTTCGTGTTCTATCTGTCTGGATGAAGTAGACATTCTAACAGAGTTTTCAATATCTTGAAGTTTATTTTGTGGAAGAGGCATATCTTTTAATGGAATATAAAAAGGTTTATATCCTCTGCACATATGAGCAACATGAGTTGCTTCGTGATATACAGTTTCATTTACATAAAACTTAACATCATTCCCACTATGTTTAATGTTATTCGTACAAATAACTAATTTGTTAGTATTAACATATCCAAAAAAGTTTTTGTCCCTACAAAACTCAACATTTTCTTTAACTGAATACTTTGCACGAATAACATTTTGAATAATCTCACGACCTATAGGAGTCAAATAAAGAAGAAATTCCATCAACCAAAAGTACTATCTGGTTCCAAAGCAATCCAGTAAGAAAGATTATACTTTGTATTCTTGAACTGTGACAGTAGTTTTTCTGACACAACCACATCATAAGATCCGGGAATGATCTTGATGTTCTCAACCTTGAAGTTGAAGGTAAATTCCTTGTTCGTTTCACCAACAACGATGGAGTATTCGTTAGAAGTATCGTTTTTCTTGTCCCGAACCACCAGACGGATCACTCCTGCCTCACCGACCGCAGAAAGATCGGGAAGTTGATAAACACCTGCTGCCTTGACCAGTTTCTCCAGAGTTACACTATCAACTTGGAAACAAACGTCCTTTGAAGGAAGTTGGATCTCCTTTTCGGGAGGAGAAATGATCACATTAGGATCGGCATAGAAATACTTCACCCTACGCTTACCTTCACGAATAGTGATATAAGATTCTTCAGTAAAATCAAGATCGGGATCCTGATGAAGACTAATACCATTTAGAAACTGGTTCAGATCATAAATGGCAAAATCACGGGGGAACTCTTCGGTGATCTCTGCCTCTGCCAGAATGTTTTTGGCAACAGAAATAGTACGAAGACGATTACCCTTTTTCACAAGAATTGAATTATTAATACCAGCAAAGTTCTTGAGAAGAGCGCAGGTATTGTCAGAGAGTTTCATAGTTTTGTCTTGGATTTTCATAATCAATATTGGTATTGGTCAGATTTGTTTTCATGAAGACCAGCAAAATTATAAAGAAGAATGCAGTAATGAATTGCCTTCAAAATATCCATCTTAGATTTGCCATTTTTCTTACCAAAGCGAGAAAGATACTTGATTGCATTTGAACGAGTAAATGCTTCGGCATCACCAATACTTTCAATCAAATCAAGAGTTTGAGTTTTGGATTGCTCAGAAGTATAATGTGAATGGTAGGTACTGGCAAGATACTCTTCAATTTCTTTCAGAGTCTTATCTTCGTTGTATTTCCAAAAATGATCTTTGTTATCTGCCATAGTAAAAATAAAATAAGGGGGAAGTCATAATTAACCTCCCCCAATTATATCAGAATTGAGGTTGCTCGTCAACCTTGAGTTCACTTTGAACAGGCATCACGAAGTCAGCATCAACCTTATCGTACAGTTCCAAGAAGGCAGTCTTGGTCTCATCGTCAAAACGATTGATGCAAACCTTAATTGCCTTTGCTTTATCAGTGAAGATGCTATAGGCACGGATGATATGAACCAGGCGGCGAGTGCTGATGATTTCCTCAATACCACCATCATAGAAGGTCTTACGGATCACGTCCGCCCAATCAACTAACCGCTTACAGAAATCACGATCCTCAAGACCAAGATCCAGAGAAATACCCTCAAGGATCTTCTGTTCGGTGGCAACGGCAGGATAATCCTGTTCCAGAGTTACAGGGAAACGCTCTAGGAACGCTTCGTTGAGAACGTTAGTGCCGATAAATCGCCCATCATCAGAACCCTTACCCTTAGTGTTTGCGGTGGCAAATACGTTAAATCCTGCAGCAGGTTTCACGAAACGTCCGATCTTCTTCAGGAAGATACCTTTTCCTTCAAGAACAGATTGAAGGCACAGAATCTTGTTAGAAGCAAGGTCAATCTCATCCAGAAGCAGAATTGCTCCTCGCTGCAGTGCCTCAATCACGGGTCCATTGTGCCAAACAGTTTCACCATTGACCAGGCGGAAACCACCAATCAGGTCATCCTCGTCAGTTTCAATTGTAACGTTAACACGAATCAGTTCACGCTTCAGTTGAGCACACGCTTGCTCCACACTGAACGTTTTACCATTACCCGAAAGACCCGTAATGAACGTAGGATAGAAAAGACGGGACTGAATAATTTTTTTAATATCGTTAAAGTTACCAAACTTGACGAAGGTATCATCTTTATCAGGAATCAGGTTTTGTTCGACAGCAGGAAGAGCAGCAGGAGATTGGAAAGTGCGTTCAATCTCTTCAACACGCTCTTGAGTCACTTCAAGGTTCCAGCGACCACGATCTGTCTTGAAGGATTCAAGGCGACGAGTAACAGTCTGATAATTGAGACTGCGAGAGGCACAGAATCCGCGAATGTCACCAGCGGAAATTTCAGTACCAAAGGAAGATCGGAGATCAGAAATCAGTTGTTCGTCAGTCACGGAAATTTTGCGAGGCATAATGTAGTTAGGTGTGTTTCATTTGAACTCTCATATTATACACATAAAAAAGGGGCAGGTAAGTGCCCCATGTGACGGTTTGGAAAGTGGCATCACCTTCTCAGATTCAATTAATATTTGGTCTGGTTTTTATTTTTCTCAAATCTTGACCATGCATGGTATTTCTTGGATCACCACCAGCATCGACAGTAGATTTAATCGCTCTCATTTTTTTAGATTTTAACTTAGAGCTTTGTCCAACATAAGAATTTGGTCTTTTGAGATAATCACGCTCATGTTTAGCAGCCTTCTTATTTACTTTATCACTCGGAAATTCTTTTTTTTCCTCACCAAAGATTTCTTCGACAATACTATGTCTCCACTCTTCACTCATATTTGTCATAATTACTAATGCATTCTGATTGGTATCAGCATAACCTTCGGCAACTAGGTACTCAAGAATATAATCAAAATTATCTACAAATTCTTCTGCCATTTTAGTAGTATAAGTTCCTGCTTTTCCAGTTGAAGGATTTGTCCATTTAAAAGTACCTTTCGACCCTTTTAATCTTCTTTCTGTTGCAAAAGCAGCATCAAAACTCTTTCTTACATCTTCACCAGTAAATTTTGTCTTTGGTTTTTCGATATTTGATACACCTGATGGGGATGTTGCTTTTTGTTGTTTCTTTTGCTGCCTTTCAGAATCAGCAGCGGCTGCTCCAGCTGCAGCAACTCCAATTGCTGGACCAAGTAAGGATTTTTTAGATGGTTTTGCTCCACCAGTTCCAGGTCCAGATCCAGTTGCATATTTTTCTAAACCTGGATATCTCATATTTCCAGTTTTTTCTGTTGGTGATAAAGTTGCACGAACAGTATGAGTTAATCCACCTCCTCTTGGTGGTTTACCTCCACCAGTAGGTGGTTCTGGAGTTTTTTGGGATGGTTTGGTTGCTGGTTTAGTTGAAGGTGCTACAACGCTTCTCTGTGCTTGTCCAGGAGTAGTTTTAGATTTGGATGAAGAATCTGATCCCCATGCTGGTTTTGGTGCTGCAGTAGATTTTGGTAGTTTTCTAGTTCCTACAATACCACCACCAATCATTTTATTTAATCTTTGAATTTCCTGCCCTTGAGGTGATAATCCAGTTTTTAGAGTAGTAGTTGTTGCTAATTTTCCTCCTGTTGTTGCTGAAGGTGTTGGTTTTGGAAGTGCTTCAGGTTTAAATTTTGGTTTTGGACCTCTAGTTGTTGCTAATTTTCCTCCTGTTGTTGCTGAAGGTGTTGGTTTTGGAAGTGCTTCAGGTTTAAATTTTGGTTTTGGACCTCTAGAAGTTTGACCAGCAGCAGGAAGTGCTTTTGGAGCAGATTTAGGTACAGATGCCGCAACAGTTCTGACAATAGGAGTGGTCATTTGCTTTAAGGCATTAGTAACAGGTTTAAGTCCTGCCATATGACCCATACCTAATGCTAAGCTTGTTGCTAAAGTATCAGTAATTCCTCGTTTTGCAACATAACTAGGAGTCATTCTTCCAGATTTTGCTGCTGGTTTTGATGCTGAAGTAGGAGTTGCTGCTTTTTTTTGAGCAAGCATTTCACCATACCTATTTGCCTTTTCTGGTTCTGGTGGTTTTCTTGCTGCTCTTGCTGCTTGTGTTCTAGCAATATCATCAGTCTTAGCAGCACCACTTAATGCTTTTCCTTTAGAACTTAATCCAGTTGGTCTAAGTCCTTTCTTGACCATTGTTTTGGTAGAAAGTCCTCTTGCAGCGGGCGTAGTTTTTTTAAAAAGACCACCAGCAAATTTTAATCCTTTCGATATGGCACCTGCACTAACTTCAGTAATATAAGATTCATCTAATAATTCTTCTTGAAGACAATACTCAAATACATCATCTACAAAAGTTTCTACAAGATCATTATAAATGATTAAGTTTGCAAAATATTCAGTTTCTTCAATACTTTCAAAAATATTTGCATCTAAACAAAATTCTACAATATCATCAAATATATTTTCTTGCGTATAATATATTGATTCGTATACATCCCTAATATCTTTTATATTATATGAATCCATATGAGTTGTTAATTTTTTAAATATTTATAAAAAAGGGGGTGAGAATTGAATCCTCCCCCCATAATGCTATTAAGCAACCAACTCAATAAACTCACCCAGAACTTTTTTGTTCATTTTCTTGGTTTTCAGACTCTTCACAAAGGCACTTTTAATTTGTGACTTGGAAGCATCTTCAGACACAGAGAACTCAGTATCTTGAGAAAGGGCACTTCCAGAAAGACCAAAGTAAATGTGATACCCAGCATTTTTGAGAGAAAATGCCTTTTCTTTCTTCCAACTATTCATCGCCTTGTCGTATTGATCACCATAATACCCACAGTAACGACGGATAAAGGAACCATGATCCCGACTCTCAAGAACACGAATACCGATGAAGTTAATATCGGTAAATTTATCCCGAAGATTGCGAAGAAGAATATTGGTAATATCCCACCAGTTACCACCAAGATTATAGGTGTTTCCAGTTTTACGATCCCGAAGAATCGTGGTGGAATCTAAACTACATGTTCCAAGATAGGGTTCGTTTTCCCACCTACGATTGAATTCCTTGTGATAATTAATGGCCTGTCCTTCACCATCAGTAAGAACAACACACTGAACCTTCTGAAGTTTATTCTCCTTCTGAAATTTGGGAAGAATTTCATGAAGGGAAATCATCGCCTCATTCAGAGGAGTTCCAGAAAGAGTGAGACCAGGTGGAATGGGATAGGAATAACCCCCAAGAGACTTAGCAACACGAAAGATGTTCTTCATTTGCTCCTCAAGAGTTTTACCATTTACTTTACTGGTAAAGAGATTCATCATAGAGAACCATTCACCAATTTGAAGAAGACCATTACGCTTCTGATAGGCAGTTTGGCGAGTCTTACTAACCTTACCGTCTTCATAGGAAACAACAGGATAGTCATTAGTGAAGGCATAAACCTCAAAAGGAATAGCAACCTTCTTACAGAACCACATCAGGTTATAAAGTTGCTTGATAGTATCAAGCATAACGTCTTGCATAGATCCAGACCAATCCAGAATAAACACAAGACCGTGATTCTTACCGTTGGCAAGAGTAGTCACTTTCTTGAACAGATCCTCATTATACTTGTAGGTATGAAGTTTAGAACAGTCCAGAATACCAGTTCGGGCAGTTGTGGCACGGGCATAAGAATCTGCTGCCTTACGACATTCAAACTCTTTTACCAGATAGTTGACTTCCTTTTGAGCATTACGCTTGAACTCAA